AGCTTCCACGATCTTATCATACGTTCCATTCGGATTGTTTGGGTGAATCGTTTGCACTTCGTACGTGTTGGTATTCATGACGTTTTTAACTGATTTCTGCAATGATTTGAATGATGCAACTCATAAAGTTGATCTCTTTGTCAACAACCATTCCTGCCTTGTATTGAGCATCGGCAATATGAAGAATTGTTTTTGAAATCGCCCCACTTGCAAACTCGTCTACATTATCGTAAAGATAAGTGTACGTGTCTGTAAAGTCTTGAACTTCATTGTTTGCTACGTGCTGGCGAATAGATTGAAACTTCTTCTTTTGGCCTTTCCCGGAGTTTAAGATTTCAACAATTCTTTTGTTGAAGTCTGTTCCTTTTAGGTTGTCCTCTTCGACGGAAAGCACCCCGTCAACAGTCATGCTTTGCGCCTCGTTGATGATTTTTCGAATATCCGGGTAGTATTCGTCAATGATCGTTCGGATTGACTTGTCAAACTCGACGCCCTCTTCTTTTAAGATATTGAACAGGTGGCGAGCAACCTTTTTTCTTGACGGAGGCTTTACAGAGAACGTTTGAACTCTGGATTTGATCGGGTCCAAAACTTTCTCCGGATAGTTGCATGTGAGGATAAACCGCGTCGTGTCCACAAACGTCTCCATAAGATTTCGAAGAGCCGCCTGTGCATTTTGACTCATGTAGTCAAACTCGTCTAGCACAACGATTTTCATATCCTTCATCCCCACAGACGAAGCAAACTGTTTAATGTCTGTCCGAACTTTTTCGACAGAGTTTTCGTCGCTTGCATTGATGTAGATGCTTTCTGCCCGGTCGGAAAGCTGTTCGGTAATGACACCCGCCAACGCGGTTTTTCCGGTTCCTTGTTTTCCGGAAAACATTAGGTGAGGAATTTCTCCCTGCTTGAAATACGACCTCACATTTTTTACAATGTGGTCGTTTCCAATGTAGTTATCTAATGTTTTCGGCCTGTACTTCTCAACCCACAGGCTAACGGACGGGGATTCGTTTCGGGTTTGGTCCTTTGAATTTCCAAAAAAGTCGTTCATTTTTGCGTTTTTGTTTTGAAGATGAATAAAAGACAAAAGACGTTGTCAAGAAAACCCCAACCTCTATCGGCCAGAAAAGTTCTCTGCGGCCACGTGGTAAGTGTTCACGAAGTTTTCATCTTCAAATTCAAGACGCAAAAGACCCTCGTCGGAAATTTCACAACGCCGAAGCTCGCAACCGGAATTGGCGTTTAGAATTTCGTTGTATAGGTCGCCCCGGAAGACAAGCGGGGACCCGTCGTTTGGGTTAAAGTCGAGCATGTCCGTTTCCGGATAAAACGTAACGTTGTTTGAAGATCCTCGGTTTGACCAACCAAGAACAATTTTTAACTCTCCGGTCGGTGTCGTGTCAACGCGGAAAAGGTTTGAACTCAAAGCGCGAATACCGGACTTGAAGCTGTCCATAAATTCTTCGGTTAGATCAAAACCGATGTTAAACTCCGGGATACGCTTTGGCTCTTCCGGAACTTCGTCAATAAGCTTTTTCTCTGCTAGACTAAACCGGACCTGTTTGAATTCATCTTCAAAAACAATTCCATTTGTCCTACCGCCCATGCTTTGAAGAGAAATGTCAATGTCGTCTTCAAGAACCTTCACAAGCTTTTTGAGCCTGCTGGTTTGAAGAATACCCACTTCACACTCTTCAAATTGAAAATCCCGGAGTCGAACGTTCCCGTGAACGGTGTGATCGTCACTAACGAAAACAGTTTGAAGCGTTCTTACCGCTTCCCCTTCGGTCACGTCGTCAAACACGTTGAGGCGAACCCTTTCGATTTCTCCCCCAAGGTGATACCGTTCAATGAAGTCAAGAAACCGATCCTTCGAAAACGGAAATGCGGTGTTTTCTTCGTCGGTTTGGACTTGGTTTTCTTCTTCGATAGTTTGTGTTTCCATAGCTTTTTGGTAACTTGTAGTTTATATTAATAACTGCCGTGATTTCTTTCTCACGTTCTATAAATAGATAGAAGCAAACAGCTAAGAGTTATGTGAAGATTTGTTAAAGATCAAAAAAAGAGTTCATCGCTTCGCTTTTCTTTTTCGGAAACTCCCACCCCATAGCGTCGTAAATTCCCTCAAGCTTAGACTTCAAAGACTTTTCGTACATCTTATCGTAATCTACGTAGTCGTGGATGTACTCGATGATCTCTTGAGGGTCGTCGCTGCCCTTGTAAGCGATTTCTGTAAACCCGTAAGGGTTGTCCAAAAGGTAAACCCAACGGATCTTTGTGCCGCTCTTAATTTTCTCTGAAACAATGTCCAAATGGTCAATTAAGTCGTTATAGGCTAAAGAAGCCTTCACGTGAATAGGCGTGCCTTTCTTTCGCACTCCAAACTCTCCGGTCGAATACTTGTCCATCTTTGAAACTCCGGTTGGATTTGAAATTTCCGAAAGGTCCAACTCCCGAATCTCGTCTTTGAAGTCAAGAATTTTTTGGTCAATGTCTTCTTTCGATTCGTCGTGAAGAAGGTCAATTAAAACCTCTTCCATGTGGTCGCTAAATGCGGTCGGAAAGTCAGACCGAACAACATCAAGCCCCTTCCAATCCGGCTCTTGAACCGGGTCGCCCTCGTCGTATATAATCCATTGGGCGTACCGTTTCTTTCGAATCCAAAACCCACGTCTTGCAATAAGCTCCTGCTTGATTTCAAGCCAGTGGTCTTCGGTTCCGGCGTTTAAAAAGTGTTTTGAAAAAAGGTCGTAACTTGCGTTGATGTAGTCCTCCATTTCTTCAGCCACTTCAAGAATTTTTTCGGTCATGAAGTCTTCGTCGTCAAGATCGGCTGTTGGAGTTCTCCTTTGAACCACGGGTGCAGCCGGGTAAAACACACTATCTGTGTCTGTATAGGTACACCAGTCGGTGTCATTTTCTCCACCAGAGCTTATCTTTTCGACGTTTTCAACTTTTGGCATATTATTTGCTTTTTTGAAATGTCAATAAAGAGGCCGGGGTTTCCCCCGGCCTCCACATAAAAACAATACGCTATTCGTTAAATCTCTTCAACCTTCGAGCCGGAAATAAATTGAATATCGGGGTCTTCTACAACATAAACATATCGCCTTTTTTGTCCCCGTGGAAGTTCTGATTCCTTCCAATGAAAATTGATTTCCCGGTCTGCCTTCATCGTCTTTCCAGAATGTGGACCTTCGATGATTTTGATTCGCTTTCTTCGTGTCGTACCCATAACTGTTATGTGTTAGTTTAGTTAAAAAGTAATGATCTGTTTCTTTGTCAACTCGCTTATATAAATAACCTTAAGCAAGATTCGTTCCGTGAAGCTTTTTTGAAGAGGGTTTTTTGGCATCAAGTTTGCTACGCCTCGATAATTTCATCTCCTTCTTTAATGTTGCATCCGTAGACTTTCGTTTTGACGCCTTCTCTTTTTACCCTAACGGTTTCTCTTGGATGTATTGTCACCGTTTCTCCGTTGTCAAGAGAAACCCGGTAGCCTTCGGCGTCTCCGGTGCCTAAGAGCCTGTTGTAATACTTGTTGCCCATTTCAGACGTGAACTTAATAAGTGTACGTCCGGTGTCTGTCACCGCTTGGGCGTTGTCTACGTCGTAGTAGCGAAACGTTGAAAGCCCAAGAACACCGTATACAGAGTTAATCAAAATCTTGTGGGCATGTTGAAGCTTGTCGTAATATTCGGCATTATACTCGTATTCTTCATATTCTTCTCTTTTTGACTCGTCTTTTAGATTGTCTTCTTCGTCTGTCAATGCGGTTGCTTTTTCTCTCCACTTGTTTCTTGTGGATTTATAATCTTGACGAAGCGTAAACCACTTTTCTAGTATATCGGGAATTACCCCGGTTTTATCTGTCCGGTAAAACGTCCCGTTGCTCGCTATGGCAAGACTATTGCTTTGAAGCTTGTCTAGTAAATTTTTCTTTTTCATCTTCACCGTCTTCGAACGGGAAAACAGGTGAACCTCGTAAATTTTATCGGGATTATCCTCTCGAATTGCGTCTTCGATGTTCCAGTCGTAAACAGTCCCAACTTTCGTTTCCGGCGAGATGTTTATTGTCATAATAATTGACGGGTACATCGAAGTCAGGTCAAGGTCATATACCCATTCGTATCTTCCCGGCTCCGGGGACTTTACATAAGCACCCGGAAACTCTAGATTTACGTTCATGTTTTCAAAAACCTTAAAGTCTACACGGTCTTCAAGAAATATCTTGTTTTCTCGCTTGTCTTTGTAATCAAACGTTTTTTTCGTCGCGGTCGTTTTTTGAATGCCAAGAGTTCCGCGTTCTGGAATATGTTTAGGGATTTTATCTTGAAATTCAAGAACTTTCGATCCCTTCGAATGATCTTTTTTCAAATCAAGATTGAAATCTTTCTTATCCGGGGCAATTTTTCCTTTCCGGTGAAGATAAGTTAAAATTGCTCCATCAATATATCTTGAAGACATATAAACGTCTTCATACGGCACGTGGCCTAAGTGACAAAGCTTCCGGGCAAGCTCGATGTAATCATTTTTTTCTTCCATTTTCACAAGAAGCATAACGTCTTCTAAGTTATACTCGACAAACCTCTCTATATCACATTCAAAAAGGTCGTCAAGGTCATTTACTTCCCGGACGTTTTCTTTAGACGGGTCAGCATCTTCTTTATGCGTGTAAGACCCGTCTTCTTGCTCTATGTATGTCCTGCCTTTGTATGTAATTTTTCCTTCGTCAAGCTCTTTGTTTGAAACGTTATCTAAGCTGTAACTATCAAGTTGCGTGAACGTGAAGTTTCTGTAAAGAGAATAGTAGTCAAGACTTGAAACCCCTGCTATATAGAACCTGTCTTTGCGCTCGTTGTGGTCTACCTTTCCAATCGGGGACAAGGACTTTGCAAACTTCTCTCCAAAAATCCGCTTCAAGCGGCGATATGTGTACGGTATGTCAAACTTATCGGAGTTATACCCAACAACAATGGTGGGATCGATGCTCTTCCATGCAAACACAAAGCTTTCAAGAAGCTTCTCTTCTGTTTCAAAAGACCGGACCTCTGTTCCATTAAGCTTAAAGTCTGAACCAATGTTTTCATTTTCATCTAAAATCAAAACGCACTTGTTTTCGGTGGAATCGTCGTAGTATGCAACGGACGTAATCTTATTTTGCGCGGTCTTCACGTTCGGGACCCCGTCTTCCATTGAAACCTCAATGTCGAAATACAAAATTGTATGGCCCTCGCTTGGTTCATCTTCGTCTAAATACCTCTCTGTGAGATAGCGGACCTCCGGGCGAATGTCACTTTCAAACGTGACTTCCTCGGTTCCAAACCGCTTCTTTGCTCTTTCCACATCCTTTTTCGAAAGGTCGTCCATCTTCTTAACCGGGTCCCCATACATGCTCGTATATTTCCCGTTCGGGTCTAAGAGAAACTTGTAATTGTTGAACTTCTCTTTAAAATACCCGTGTTCATCGTCCCAAACGTGCGCTGTAGGATGTGAAGACCACTTATCTTCTATGTAGATATTTTGATACAATGTCTTATGTCACCTTTTTATTCGTTTGTGTATTATAAAATCGCACAAAGCAAAAATTGTTCCAAAGCCTACCAAAAATCGTGTTCATCAGACATGTCTTTTTGCGGTTTTACGTCTTCTTTGTTTACAAACTTATCAACAACCTCTTTTCTTCGGGTCCGAAAGACTTCAATCCTTTCTTTTGCCGTTTGAAAACTTTCTTCTTCTCTCTCGATTCCAACGAAATCTTTTTTGTCAATCATCGCTGCACACCCTGTGGTTCCAGATCCCATGAACGGGTCAATCACAGACTCGTCTTCCGGGACAAAAAGCTTAATCAAATACCACATAAGACGAACAGGCTTTAAGGTCGGGTGTGGGTTGTCTACGTCTCCGAAAGACCGCTCGCTTCTTGAAGGCTTCGAACAGTAAAAAAGTGTATCGTCTTCTTCTATGTCCCATTCGATTTGTTTAAAGTACCGGGACGGACCACCTTTATCTGAATATAATGGTCCTTGTGGCATTACGTCTTCTCGATTTGGGCGATAAAGTGAAGTTGATTTTGCATCTGAGGGGTTATCCCCTGTGCTTGGTCTTTCCCCGGCTTGCTCGTCTATTCTTTTTGCCATGTACTTATCAAGTATGACGTTTGAGGGAAAACGTCCTTTATCTCTAAGCCGTTCAATGGACTCTTTTTGAGACTTTTGAAAGTCTTCAACGTCTTTGTCTGAAATTCCAAGGTCCCCGGTAAGTCCTCCCGAACGTTTGTTGGGGTCAGATTGTGGAATTGAAAACGACTCTTTCTTTGTGTCAACCCGGCCCCGGTCGATGTTGATTGCCCCCGTGCCGTGCTTTAGAAGATTTTCTACATATGTGCCTTCTATTGGCTTCATGGCAACGACAATCGGTTCGTGAGCGGGTTTCATGGCCGTTCCATATCCCTCGTACTTATGGGCTTCTTCGGAGTTTGGCTTCGTAATTGGGGGGTGTGTGGTTCTTCCGTTTTGAGCGTACGTGGTTTTTTCGTCTTGGGACGGTCCCCAAGGAGATTCGGCAAGATATTCTTGCTCTAAGCCCTTGTGGTTGTCAATTCTTTTTGAAATGTTCATTGACTTTGGAAACCCGTTTCCGTACGTCCAATGAATGCTATCACGGATTCGGAACCCTACGTCCTCGATAGCTTGAGTCATGGAATGGTATGTCCGGGTCCCGCTAAACGAACAAAGATGTGCTCCCGGCTTTAAAACTCGAAAAAGCTCTTTGGCCCAAAGTTTGCAAAATTCATAGTAGACGTTAAGGTCTTTTTTATATACCGGGACGCTTTGGTTCCCCTCTTTAAGTTGCCGAATGTTTTCGGGTTCGACAAAGTATCCGTTAACTTTGATCCACTTTTCTTTCGAATTTAGATGTGCAAATGGATTTTCTTTTTGGTATACAACTTCAACGTCTCCACCATCCCAAGATCGGTCTAAGAATCCCCCGCTTGATTTTTTACTTCCGCTTTGAAGAAGATCGTACGTGTCAATCGTGTTTTCTTCAGTTAAAAAGTACGGGGGATCGGTAACGCAAGCCCCAATTGAGTCTTTATCAAGACTTTTAAGTTCTTGGATACAATCCCCACGATAAAGAGTTGAGTTCATAACTTTTTTTGTAGATTTACTTTATTACTAAGAAAGCCTTTACTATTTTTTCCCGATAATAGGTATGTTTGGAAATGTCAATGAAACCAAAACTTTGCTCGTATAAAAACGAATAGATATCGTTTTCTTCGCTTGGCATACATATGATTCTCATTACTCGTCTTTGTCAATGCGGACCTTTCTCATTCCTCCAGTGTCCGTTCTTTCATATCGGTACTTTGGCCCGTCGTCTTCTTCTCCGGAAGAGTCTTCTGAAACGTCTTCGACTCTAGCGCCTTGTGAAGAAGTGCCGCCGCCTTTTGTTGTATAAACTCCTTTGTGATCCCCGGCTGAAGACTTCTGGCCCGGTCCTTGAGCCTGTTGGCCGCTTCCACCGCCTTCTTGAAACTGGTTCATAAATTCTTCTTCGGAAACAAGGTTTTCGTCTTCAAAAGAAGCCTTTCCAGTTTCTCTTTCTTGATCGGCGTCGTCAAGAAGCTGGTTTAGCGGGTCGTCTTCATCGATGTACTCCGGTTCCATATCAAACTCTTCTTCAGATTCAATTCCGGCATTTTCGAAGTTTTCACCCACGTCTTCTAAACTTCCAGTTGTTTCCGGAACAGAATCTTGAGTTTCTTCTGGCTCCGGGTGGTCGCGGTCGTAAAGCCTCTGTTGAGTTAGGCGCTCTGCCTCTTCTAAAAAGCCTCTACCTTGCGCGTAGTTTGGCTGGACCCAATTTTCCGTTGACGGGTTAAGAACTTTTCCGTCTTTGTTTCGCTTTGGGTACTTTTCTGGAGAATCATGAACTTCTTCGTATTTTGACTTTTTACTGCTCATTTGAATTTACCGTTAAATCTTTTAGGTGAATGTGGTTGTAATCCGTAAAGTTCTTGATATAATCTTCGACATTTTCGGGCCTCGCTACAATTCTTGGGCGTTTTGACTGCCACGGTTGGCCGTACTTTTCTTCGGAAAGGTGAAACCCTTTCCAAATCCCATCGTCGGTTTGACGCTCGATATAACCTAAATGGTCGTGCTGGCAAAATGCAATTGATCCAATCATTTTAGTTTTTACTTTGTGGTTTCATATTCATCCCCCCCTCTTCAGGTTCTTCATCGGCAAGCGAAATCGTTGGTTTGATCCCGTTTTCGATAACGCTTTCCGCTTCTTCTTCGTCCATATACTCGGTAAGAAGTTCTTTCAAAGACTCGGTATCTGCAAATGCCGTGTAATTTTTACCAGAAGAAGTTTCTCTCTGTTCGCCCTTGATTCCAGCACGTTTTTTCATGCGCTCTTTATTTTCTGGCTCGGAAAACATCTGGTCAAAAATGTTTCTCCCACCATCATACTCGGTATTTTCAGCGATCCACCGCCCTGCTTCTTCAAGGTCATTTGCTATCGTATCATCCGGAAGGAGAAGTTTTTGCTGGCCAGACATTGTAGAAGAACCCGCCTCGCTTTCTTTAGACGACTCTTCTGTGCTTTGATTGATGGAAATGAGGCGAACCCCCCCGGAATCGTCAAGGTCTTCATAATTAATGTCGATAGTAACTGATTCTCTGGTTTTACTTCTGTCTGTAAAGTCTAAATTAAATCTGCTGTCAATCATAACTTGGTTTACGTTTTGTAGAGTGAATGATACAAAAAGAGCCGGGGATTTTTCCCACGTCCTCGTAAGATAAATATCCCCGGCGCTCTTTTCGTTTTGCTAATTAGTTTGAAGATTCAATGAAGCTTCAGCCACATTTTCCACTTCCGCAATCTTGGCATTTAAGACAGCCTTCGACGTAAATGACGTTTTCAGATCCACACTCGATGCATGTTTCGCCATTTGTGGCTTCTTCACCATCCGGCATGTACTGCCGTAGAGCTTGAAGAACAGAGCGTGTAAAGGAAACGATTGAACCGTCTGCCTTTTCAAGCTGCTCGATTACGTACCGGATCGGTGTTCCGTGACGAAGGGAAAGACTAAGCATTCTTGTCATTCCCCGCACTTCGTCGTCAGGGGCGTAGCTGTTAATGTCTTCGATCACGACCTTTCCGTCTTTAGCTTCAAGGTCGTAAACACCGCCACCGTGCTTGCGGATTTTGCCTTGCTCGAATCCTTCGTTTTCGGAGTTGACAAAGCGGATATTTACGCCTGTATCTCCACCTGTTTTAATTGCAAACACCTCGTATGGATCTTCCTCTAAGAAGCCAACAAGAATTTTCCAGTTGTCGCCTCTGTAGCGGATTTGGTGAATCTTGCAATCAAGAACTTCCGGGCGCTCAGGGGCGTCGGTGTGGCTAATTTTCCCGTCTTGATCTTTTACGGACTCGTTTGAAAGTACCGAATCTCTACTACCGTCCCGGAAGATTGTGCAGCCTTTGCACCCGGACTTCCAACTTCGCATGTAAACATCTTCTACAACGTCCATCGGAACGTCTTCTGGAAGATTGGTTGTGACGGAAATGGAGTGGTCAATGTGGCGTTGAATTACGCCTTGAAGCTCAACCTTTTTTCTCCAATCCACGTCTTCGACCGTCGCACCGTCGTATGGACTTTCTTTTTTCATCCGGTCTACATCTTCGGGGCTGTACTGCTCGACGTTATCAGTATCGTAGCCGTTTTTCTCCATCCAAAGCTTAAACTTCTCTTTGAAGACGGGAAATTCAATCCACTCGTCTCCGGTTTCGTCTACGTAATCCGGCTCAACGTCTTCGTCGTGATTGATTTTTCTCTTTCTAAAGAAAGACGGGGCATACATGTTTTCAATGCCAGACGTGGTTTGGCAAAGCGTAGATACTGTTCCAGTTGGGGCGTTTGTTAGAATCGCAACATTTCGACGCCCATGTTTCATCATATCTTCGAAAAGCTCGGGATCTTCTTGCTTAATCCTCCATAAGAACGGGTTCTCTTCGCTTTCAACGGACTCGTCCCAACTTGGGAACGCTCCCCTTTCTTTTGCAAGTTCTACGCTCTCACGGTACGCTGAAAGCTTGAGTGTCCTGTAAATTTCGTCTACAACCTCGAAGCTTTCGTCGCTTGCATACCTGTATCCAAGTGCTGCAAGCGTATCTCCTAGTGCGGTTGTTCCAAGCCCGGTTCTACGCCAGTTGATCGCCTGCTCTTTGATTCTTTTCCAAAGGTGCTTCTCTATGCCCTTTACAACTTCTTCTTCAGGATCATCTTTTACTTTTTGAAGAATCCGGTCAACGGCCTCGATTTCAAGGTCTACAATATCGTCCATCATTCGTTGAGAGTACCGGACCTCTTCTGCAAACCGCTCAAAATCAAAGTATGCGTCTTCTTCAAACGGATTTTCTACGTAGGCAAACAAGTTGATTGCAAGAAGCCTGCAAGCGTCTCCATCTGGAAGGGGAACCTCTCCACACGGGTTGGTTGAAATTTCTTTCATTCCCGGATACTGGTTTGCGGGACTTTCCCGGTGAATTTGGTCAATCCAAATCGTTCCCGGTTCTCCACCCGGAATGTCTCCGGGACCGTAGTTGTTTTTGACGATGTTTTGAAAAAGTTCTTTCGCGTCAATTTTCTTTGTTACATCGGCTTCTTCCGGGTCGCACTCTACAGGCCAACGAAGCGTATACTCTTCTTCTGCTTCTACTGCTTCCATAAACTCATCGCGGACCTTCACGGAAATATTAGCTCCCGTAACAGCCGTTTCGTCTTGAGCTTTCAAATTCACAAACTCTTCAACGTCGGGGTGCCTGCAGTCAATGGTAAGCATCAACGCTCCCCTTCGGTTGTTTTGTGCTACTTCTCTGGTCGTGTCTGAATACCTGTGAGCAAAACTAGCGGCACCTGTTGACGTTCGGGCTGCATTTTGGACTTTTGTTCCCCGTGGTCGAAGGTGAGAAAGGTCAGTTCCAACCCCACCACGACGCTTCATGATTTGGGCAAGTTCTTGGTCAGTTTTTAAGATATTTCCGTAAGAATCTGCATCCGTTTCCCGGACCACAAAACAATTTGAAAGACTCATAACTTGAAACGGGTTCCCACATGCGCTCATAACCGAACCCTGCGGGACCGGACCTTCAAAGTCTTTCATAAGCTCATAAAGCTTTTCTTCGCTTGTTTCGTTTGGGTATTTTTTTTCTACTCGGTGAAACTCCCCCGCCAATCTTTTGTGCATGTGGTCGGGTGTGTATTCATACACTTTCTCTTCCCCCTCCCGAAGTGCATACTTGTTAAGAAAGTTTGAAGCTTCCATCGAACCACCATCAAAGTAATCCATACTTTGATTCATGGCCTCACCGTAACTAATTGGTTCTCTGTTCAAGTTGTTCTCTTCTTTATCCATCTTGTTTTTGACGTTTCTTCTGTTAATAATTTGTTTTTAAATTGTACGTGTATGTATATAGTAAAAATTACCAGTCCATTTCTTTTTGCTCGGTCAGCTTGCCGCTTTCAAGAAACTCGTCTGCAAGCCTTGAAATCTTTTCGTTTTTGTTCTTTTGTCTTTGTCTCTGCATGTCCCGGATCATTTCGTTGGCTTTATCGGTGTTCTTTTCGAAAACTTCAATTTTACCGTGCTCGGTATCAATGTGAGCCGGATATGTCATTCCATCAGGGCCAAACCGATTTTTCATAAGGTGAATCCGGGCCGTATTTTGCTCTTTGTCGTCTGAAGTTCTAGATAGGCTTGCAATAAAGTCAGAGTGCATAACCTTTTGATAAGAATCGGCAATCATTTCTGCTCCAATCACATCTGCAGAATTTCCTTCTCGGTTTGCCTGTGATACTGTCCAAATCGGGACTTCAAGCTCGCTTGCAAGTGCCCGAAGCTCGATGTATATTTGTCCTGCACGTTGGTAGCTGTTTCCATCGTAGCTTTTCCCGCTTGCGGCTTTCAAAAGGTCTGCATAGTCAACTAAGATAAGATCCGGCTTTCGGTGAAGGGTTTCCATGCGTCCAACATGGCCCCGAAGACTTGACGTACTTACAGACCGGGCAGGCCACTCTTGAATAGCAAGCTCGCCCCCACCCTCTTTTAGCTCTTTCACTAAAGGCTTAATTTTGTCTTTGTTGTGCCTAACGTCTGTAGGGTTTATTCCTCCAAGAATGCTATCGTATCGAAGTCCGGTTTGGTCTTCGGAAAGCTCCAGTGTGTAGTGGGCAACCATCTTTCCTTCCTTCAAAGCGGCCATACCTAAAGCGCAAAGAAGCCAAGTTTTTCCTGCTCCCGAAGCGCCAACAAAACTTCCAAGCTCTCCGTTTCCAAGACCCCCGTCCATCACTTCATTAATGATTTCCCAAGGCGTAGGAACGGTGTCTCTTGCGCTTTTTTTGATTCTTTCTTCAAAGTCTCTTGTGTAAATATGACCTACATTTTTATCCATCCCGGCGTTTAAAGCATCGTCTACACGGGACCGGATTTGGTCGTAATCTCCAACTTTCATCAAGTCTACACTTTCAACAATTGCGACCTTCATCGCTTGATTTTTTGCAAATTCAAGAAACTCGTCTTTAACGTATTGAAGGTCGTTAGCGTCAAGGTTTTTGTAGATTTTGCGAAGACTTTGAATGACAACGCTTTGAAACTCTTTGTCGTCTTGTTTGGAAAGCTCGGTTTTAAAGTAATCTAGACTTGCGGTATCTCTGTACTCTGCCCAATACTCTTTAAGTTTTTGGCAAATCCACTGGTTTGCATTGCTATCGTAGTAATCCGGGTCTAAGATATCGACCATTCGTTCCATAAACCGCTTGTCTGATATCAAGGAAGCAAGCGTCTTCGTTTGAAAACTTGTTCCAAACTTCGAAAGGTTGTCTTTTTCTTCAATCATTTCTATGTTTTGAGTTGAAAGGTTCGTCTGCTGGTAATGCTCTTCTTCTACTCTTTATCTTCTTGCTTTGCAAACCGATCCAGCTTCGAAAACCTATCATATACCCATTGGTTCGGGTTATCAATGGCGTTCCATAGCTGGTCTTGTTGATAGAGGGACCGAAACTGCATCCGGTCAAGAGTAGATTTGTCGTTTTCGCACGCTTCACGGATTTGTTTAGATTTCGATAAACTGATATCTACATCGTGAAGCTGCATTAACTTCCAATTTCTCTTTAGAAGCTTCTCGTTGTTAACTACGCGCTCATATGTAGTTGACTCGTCGGTTCTCTCTTTGGCGTATTCTACAACTTCGTCGATATTCACACGATCTTCTTTTTTGATAAGCTCAGAGAACTTATCTTTGATCCTCTTTTCACCGACATACGGGACTCCCGGAATGTTATCAGACGTATCACCTTCGATTGTACGGTAAAGCATAAATTGGTGGGGGGGAACTCCGTACTCGTCATAAACGTCCGTTGGGCCGTATACATTTTTCTTAGACGGGCTCCAAACGGTCGTTCTCCGGTCTACAAGCTGAAGGAAGTCTTTATCTGTTGACATGATAACAATTTCGTTATCATCGGTGTTATACACTCCAGTCTTGATGTATGCAATCACGTCGTCTGCCTCAATCGAATCAATCATGATAAACGTGACGGGAAGGGCCTTCATGTACCGGGCAATTCTTGTCGCCTCTCTACGCTTATCTTTTTTGATCTGCTCTTCACTTCCTTGAAAATCGTAAAACCGATTGGACGTAGATCCGGACTTTCTTCCCTTTTTGTAGTCTTCATAAATCTTTCTTCTTTTTTGGCTTCCACCTTTTCCGTCAAAAACGACAATACACCGGGTAGGCTCAAACTTCTTAATTGCATACCCAAGGCTTTGAAGAAAACTTGTAATCCCACCAATATGAAGACCGTCGTTGTTTGTAGTTGTCGAGACGTGAAAGCCCCGAAGAAACGTGTTCATCCCGTCACATACTAAGATCCTGCTATTTTTATGTTGAGAATCTTCAAGCTCTTTCTTTTTGTCTATCTTTTGAAGTATTTTGTCAAACGTTGAATCTTTCATAAGACATTTGTAGGATAAATTTGGGGTTGTATGCTCGCTTTCAATCGCAAACACACAACCCCAATGATTTTTCAGGTTGCACCGATAAGACAATTACTACTCTTCCGGTTCGGATTCGTCGTCAATGACGTACTCAACGTCTTTTCGGGTCCAATCTTGGTCGTAGGAGAACAACACACTTTCTTTCAGGCGCTCAAAGACAAATTCTTTGAACTCTTCGTTTTCAATCACTTCGTCTTTAAACGTAGCTTCTTGAAACTTCTTTGCGTCGTCTTTATCTTCTGTTGGACCGTCTGGATGATAATACTTGACAATATTACCATCATCGTCAAGCTCGTCTGCGACGTAATACCAACCTCTGGAACTGTGTTGAATCCAGTTGTTGTCTTTCAAGATCGGCCACCAGCTTCCAACATCGTCGATTCCGGAGTTGAAGTAAAGCTCAAACTCGCAACTCTTTCCCGGTGGCGCAAGACGGTTTTTTCGAATCCTTGGGCGAATCGTAGCCCCAACAGGTTGCTTACGCCCATTGATTGTTCCGGTGATAGATTTTGACTTTCGAAGCTCAACGCGAACAGAGGCGTGAAACGGAACTGCTTTTCCTCCCGGCACCACGTACTGCTTTCCGTACATTGTGCCTACGTTGTCTCGGATTTGGTTTGTAAAGAGAAGAAGAACTTTTTCCTCTCCCATAAGCCGGGTAATTTTCCGCATAGCACGGCTCATTACAATGGCTTTGTCTGTCGCAAATCCTTCTTTGTCAAAATCTCCGGTATCTTCGGATTCAGTTGTCATTCCGGCAATCGAGTCAATAACAACCGTAACAATACGGTCGCTATCTTTTTCCCGGATTTTTTTCACGATTGTTTCAAGGTGCTCGAACACCTTTTCTACCCGGTGTTCGGAAACTAGAACAAAACCTTCGTCTGGCTTAATCCCAATAGTTCTTAGAAACTGCGGGTCAACGGCATTTTCCGTGTCAATATACACCGCAATTCCGTCTTTCCGTTGGGTATGGGCCAAAACGTGACTTGCAATAAGGCTCTTTCCCGAACCGGGCGAACCGTGAAACTCAACAATCTTCCCAACCGGAAGCCCACCGTCCTCTTTATTTGAAATAAGCATGTCAAGGACTGTAGAACCTGTTGAAATCCACTCTTGAACGTTTGAAGGGTTATCTTCGTCGTTTAAAAAATAAGCTGTTTTTTGTCCAGAAGAGCTACTTCTGTTTAAGCTACTTTTTATTGTGCTTGCTAGTTGATCTTCTGTTGACATATAGGTTTGAAGATTTGATGATTTGAATAAAACGCCCGTAGGTTTTTCTGCCTACGGGCGAAAACTTTGGCTTTCAAAGGCCGTTTAAAAAGCGTGTTACTCGCCAAACATCGAATCGAACTCTTCTTCAAGCTCGTCAATATCGGACGACTCTTCGCTCATGACCGAACCGCTTTCTTCGTCGGAAGAGTCTTCGGAGGAATCTTCGGAAGAAGTGTTTTCATCGGAAGAACTGCTGTCACTTCCGGGAAAGTCAACGGCTTGACTTTGGTACTTCTCCTTGTCAAACCCGGCGTCACGATAATCCTCCAGAATACGCTTTAGCTCGTCATACTCTGGAACGTCGAAAACGTCGGTAATGTGAACTTGATTTTCAATCAGCTCATCTACCTTGTCTGGGTCGTTGGTGATCGGGCTTCGGTTCGGTAGAATCATAATGTCCGTTTGCGGAAACTTCGTTGGGCTTTGGTCACGTGGGGTGTACTTCACCTTAATGTCCATGCCTTCAGTTGGGTCAATGAAGTTTCCATAATCCGGGTCGTCAAGATACGTTAGAAGCTCCCGGTAAATCGTCTTACCAAATCCCCAATACCGGACGCCTTCGGACTCTTCTCCGCGAACGAGCACGGGTGCAAATGTCCGTGGCTTCGGCTCAATGTCGTTGGCAATTTCGTACTTCTCTTTGCCACCGACGCGACGAAGTTCTTTGCAGAACTCAACGATTGGGTCCTTTTTACCGATTGGCTCTGACGCTGGACTTACGTAATTCTTGCCCGGAAGATTATAGTGAAACTTTAGCTCCACAAACGGAAAGTTTTTCTGGTACTTATTCGGTACGATCCGAATTTTCTGTTCGCCTTCGCTTGGCTTCCACAAGTTGCTGGAACGCTGCTTGCGGTTTTGAAGGCGATTGAGTGTGCTTTTGATACGACTTGTATCTAGATCGAAACTACTCATAGATATGATGTAAAAGTTTAAAGGTTAATGGGTTAACGTGTTAATGTGTTAACGGGTTAACGAAAGGGTTTTGGGATCAGACCTAACGGTGATCTTGTTTCCCGTTTCCCCTTTATGTGCAATTATAAATAGAGCACACGCGAAAAGCTTCGTGAAGACAGTATTAAGGTTGTATGAAGCGTTTGTGAAGATCGGCGTGAAACAAAAAAAGCTCGCCTTCGTTTAAGGAAGGCAAGCTAATTTAACCTAAAACCAAGAAGTAAAGATGAGTGTAATAAGCTTTTTTGTGGTCTACTACATTTTTCAAGTTATTGTAGTGCCGGGGATGATAGTTCATGAGCACTATTACGACTTCCCCAAACTTAAATTTAATGACTTGGGCTTTCTCACGACGTTTACATTCATGCCCTTTATCACCTTACCAGCGATTTTTGCTTCAATGGTTATGATGGGAAAGAAAACTTATGCCCCGCCAGAGTACACTAAAAAAGACATAGGGCGGTTTGGATGGTCATTTCGGAAATACCAAATGCACATGAACCCCATAGAAGTGATAGCAGATGAGGTTTTAAGACTTGTTTGGGAAACTCCGGATGGTATTTTAGAGCTTTCAAGAAACAACATAGACGCCCTACACAGAGAAATCAAAAGAAGAAACGCAATAGCTTAAAAATCGTATGGGCCGTCTTCTTTTACAGACGTGTGCTCGATATCAAAAAGGTTGGTAGGAACCTCTCGAAGCTCCCCGCCAACGTTAAGCAGGATGCAGTTTTGATAGTTTTCCCAAGGAACCGAATACTCTTTGTCAAGTTCACCATCGTTTAGACGAACAATGAGGCTGTTTAGCGCATTGATCGTATAAATCGTGTTCGTTTCTTTTTTCCGGTGAACGGAGATCGTTTTGTGCATCCGGTCATTATCTGCCTCTGTATCTATATTATATGTGCAGTATATGTCCTTTGGGTTGTTTTCATCCTGCAAAATGAAAATCTTATCAAAGGCGACCTCGTAATGATCTTGGATTTCTTCTATCGTTTCATCAATAGAAGAAATGTCTGTAAACGTAAGTAACAACTGAGTTTGCAACTGACTTCTCGGTTTGGGGTGTATTCACTTTATATGTATTTAAGGTAAACGATTTGTTAAGAGTTATCTTTCTTCGCTTCCGCTCGAACAGTTTCAATAACTTCTTCTCGCACTTCTCTTGGCGTTTCGAAGTCTTCTAGTACAGATTCAAGCACCGAAAGGTCTTGTTCATTT